ATGGATGAGCGGATCGAAGCCGCGTTCGCGGACGAATACGAGCGCCTCAAGCACGAGGGCATCGACCGACTGCTCGAGCGGCGTCTCGACCTGCTGCTCTACGCGGTCTATCGCCGAGGCTACATCCGCGGGCACTCGGCCAGGTCGAGAGAGGTCCAACAGGACGAGGAGCAGGCGATCCGCGAGGGGCGGCTCCCGATGCACGTCGCGATGCGCTACGAAGGCAACAGGCTGATCGTCGAGGGGCGGGACGTGACGCCGAGCCGGACACCATGACGTTTCTCGACACCGAGCCGAAGCTGAGCCGCCACGCCTGGCGCTGGAAGCTCGGCGAGCTGGCCGAGCTGTACGGCTGGCGCGTGCGATTGTTCGGCGCCGACTGGGAGCCCGACCTGTTGCTGACCCGCCGTCCGCGCGTGCTCTGGATCTTCGCGGAGCCGGATCGCGGGCGACTGTCACGAGCACGCTTTGCCGCGCTGGTCGAGCTGAGAGAGTGCGGGCAAGCTGCGATCGTCCTGCACCCGTCGGATCACGCGAAGGTGACGAGACTGCTGGAGGTGGGCCGACCATGACGGATCGTTTGCTGCTGCGGCTGGTCATGGTGACGCGCCGACTGATGGACGTGGCCGGCGTCGAGATGCTCGACGACGACGAGCGCCAGGTCCTCCGCGACGTCTCGGCCCACCTGCGGACGACGTACGGGCCTCGAAACGAGCAGCGCGGGGAGAGCCCTCGAGCTCGGTCGCTCGTGGACGAGCGCGGGTCGGGGCTATGAGCGCGCCCGTGGTGTACGCGCACCCCAACGGCCATGACTACGTCGCGGAGGTCGACGGCTACGGCTGGGTGCGCTGGCCCGCCGAGCGCAACGGCTGGCGCTCTCGCAAGAACTGCGAGCCCGCCGAGGCCGAGTGGGACGAACTGCCGTGGCGGCAATCGCGGCTCGCGCTCAGGCTGACGGATGGCTCCGGATGCTAGGCGATGACCGCATCCCGCTCAGCCTGGAGGACATCGCGTATCTCCGCGCGATGCACGCCCAGCAGACGAACCGGCTCCGCGATATGCCGACCACCGAGGCCGCGCTCGCCGTGGTCGGCGAGATCACCGTCGCGCACCAGGGCATCCCGGACCTGCTGGACGTGATCGAGTACCTCCTGACGCATTGGGAGCCGCGACGATGAAATGGTCCGACGTGCCGATGTCACGAGTAGCCGACGTCCCGATCACGAGTGGCGAGCACCGCGTCCGCCGGGGCGCGGCCATCAGCTCGTTCGCCGAGCGCGTCCGTGGCCGACGGCTCGAGCTCGGGCTGACCAGGACCAGGCTCGCTCAGGCGGCGGGCATTATCGCCGAGACCGTCGCCAACATCGAGGAGGGCCGCCACGAGCCGCGAGCCTACACGTTCGCGGCGATCGCAGCCGCGCTCGAGACGACGATGGACGCGCTCTGGCACGGCGCGGGTGAAAACTCGGCGCAAACGGTTGAGAGCGGGTGATAACATGGCAAGCGAGATGAGTAGCCCGGCGCCCTGGCGTAACCGGATCACGCGACACGCGGACGTGCCGCCGTCGGATCTCGTCGCGCACCCGCTCAACGCGCGACGGCACGGCCGCATGCAAGCCGACGCGCTCTCAGGCGTGCTCTCCGAGGTCGGCGTCGTCCAATCGGTGATCGTCAACGAGCGGACCGGACGGATGCTCGACGGACACCTGAGAGCCGAGCTCGCGGTCGCTCGCGCGGAGCCGACGGTCCCGGTCGTCTACGTCGATCTTGACGAGTCGGAAGAACGGCTGATCTTAGCGACGTTCGACCCGCTCGGCGCGCTCGCGGATACGGACGGCGCCGCGCTCCGCGAGCTGCTCGGCGTCGTGACGACGCACGATGACGCCGTCCGTCGCGTCGTGCAGTTTATCGCGGAGCAGCACATGCCGACGCCGGAGCCGGAGCCGCCGACCGAGTTTCCGTCGTTCGACGACGATCTTGAGACCGCGTACCGCTGCCCGTCGTGCGCGTACGAGTGGAGCGGCGAGCCTAAATGAGCGCGTCTCGGCTCCTGGTAGAGCGCCGCTTTCTGGATGTTCACGCGGCCGGGGCGAGAGCACATGATCTCGTCGACGTGACAGATCGCCCGATGGGCTCGATCCGCGCCGGCGGCGGCGGGAGCGCGCATGCGTCCTGGACATTCGGACGGGCTGGGATCCGGAGCGAGACTATGTCTACCGACATAGCTACCGTCGAGAAGCCGCCGTATCGGATTCCGAGCATGGCGGAGATCGCTGCCGTCGAGCCGAGCGGCTACGCGGTCGTCTCGACGTTCTCCGGCTGCGGCGGCGCCTGTCTCGGGTTTCGCATGGCCGGCTACCGCGTGCTCTGGGCGTCCGAGTTTATCGACGCGGCCGCCGAGAGCTACGCCGCGAACGCGCCGGCGACGCCGCTCGACCGTCGCGATATCCGAGCCGTTCGCGGCTCCGAGATCCTCGACGCGATCGGCCGCGAGCGCGGCGACGTCGACGTACTCGAAGGCTCGCCGCCGTGCGCGTCGTTCTCGACGGCCGGGAAGCGGAATGCTCACTGGGGCGCTATCAAGCCGTACTCGGATACGAAGCAGCGCGTCGACGATCTGTTCTTCGAGTACGCGCGGCTCGTCGACGAGCTTCGTCCGAGAGTGTTCGTCGCGGAGAACGTCTCCGGGCTCGTCAAGGGCGTCGCGAAAGGGTATTTCAAACGGATTCTCGCCGCGCTCCGAGCGCCGGGCTACGTCGTCGCGGCGCGGCTACTCGACGCGCAATGGCTCGGCGTCCCGCAGGCGAGACAGCGGATTATCTTCGTCGGCGTCCGCGAGGACCTCGTCGAGCGGTACGGCGTCGGTCCGTCGTTCCCGTCGCCGCTCCAGTACCGCTACTCCGTCCGCGACGCGCTCCCGGAGATCGCCGGGATTGACGGACGGACGGGTCCGCGCGAAGCGCGGACCCCGAGCGAGATCGACGCTCCGATGAATGCCGTGCTCGTCTCCGACCCGGCGCAGACGCGGTACGAGGTCATGCCCCGCGCCTATCTCGATAGGCGCGGGGCATTCGGGAACGACGGCGACTGTACCGAGACGCCGGCGCCGACCGTCCTGGCGGATTCCGTCGGAACGCACTGGATCACTGCGCTTCGTCCGAAGCGCAGTGATCGTTCGCTCGACGCGCCGTGCCCGACGGTCCTGACGCACGGACGCGCGCATACGACATCGGAGCTCACGCTCGCCGTCGAGCCGGAGGCCGACCTGGCGTCGTACGCGATCGGCCGCGAGTGGGACCGACTCGGGCCGGGCGAGCAGAGCGAACGCTATTTTCAGCTCATGCGCGCCGAGCCGTCCGCACCGTCTCCGACCGTGACGCAGCGCGGAGGTGACGCCGGCGTCGCGAGCGTAACGCACCCTACGGAGCGGCGGAAATTCTCGATCGCCGAGCTTCGACGGATCTGCGGGTTCCCGGACGACTTCGTCCTGACGGGGACGTATGCGCAGCAGTGGGAGCGGCTCGGCCGCGCCGTCCCACCGCCGATGTACGCGGCCGTCGCCGCGACGATCCGCGACGAGATCCTCCGGAGGTGCTCGACGTGACGTCCGTACCGCGCGATACCGGCTACGCGCCGGACCGCTGGGCCTTCGACGACGAGGTCGCTCGCGTCTTCGACGACATGCTCCGGCGCTCGATTCCGCAGCTTGACGTCATGCGCTCGCTCGTAACCGATCTCGCGGCGGCGTTCGCGCGGCCGAATACGACGATCGTCGATCTCGGCTGCTCGCGCGGCGAGTCGCTCGCGCCGCTCGTCGCGCGGTTCGGCGAGCGGAATAGCTACGTAGGAATCGAGATCTCGCCGCCGATGCTCGACGCCTGCCGCGAGCGACTCGCCGGCGAGATCGCGGCCGGCTCGGTCTTGATCGAGCCGCACGATCTCCGCGACGGGCTCCCGGACGTCCGCGCGTCGGTCGTGCTCTCGGTCCTGACGCTGATGTTCGTCCCGATCAACTACCGGCAGAGGATCGCGCGAGACGTCTTCGACGCGCTCATACCGGGCGGCGCGCTGATCCTCGTCGAGAAACTGCTCGGGCACGGCGCGACCGTCGAGCGCGTCATGGTCGACCGCTACCACAGGTTCAAGGCGGAGAACGGGTATACGGCCGACGAGATCGAGCGGAAGCGGCTTGCGCTCGAAGGCGTCCAGGTCCCCATGACGGCCGGCTGGAACGAGGACCTGCTCCGCTCGGCCGGCTTCCGCGAGAGCGATTGTTTCTGGCGCTGGCATAACTTCGGCGCCTGGGTCGCCGTCAAGGGGTAACCGATGGCTCGACCCGGCCGCTCCGCGTATCTCCCCGAGACGGTCAAGCGGATCGTCGACGCGCTCGGCGCCGGCAACACGCGCCGCGCGGCCGCCGCGTACGGCGGGATCTCGGAGGACACGCTCGCGCGCTGGATCAAGCGATATGCGGACTTTGCGGACGCCGTTAAAAGCGCAGAGGCGTCCGCCGAGGTCTCGCACGTCGCCCGGATCGCGCAGGCGTCGCAAGCCGGAGCCTGGCAGGCGTCCGCGTGGTGGCTCGAGCGCCGGCGTCACGCCGACTGGGGGAAGGTCGACCGGCTCGAGATCGAGGTCCGCCGAGTTGCCGAGCGGGTCGCGGCGACAACGGGCGCCGACCCCGACTGGCTGATCCGTCGCGCGGCCGAGATCGTCGCGGCGAGCGACTCGTGAGCAAGTACAGCACGGCCGTCCTCGACGCGCTCCCGCTCGCCGGCGCCGAGTGGGAGATTCAACAGACCGCGACCCGGGCCGCGCTCGCACTCGGCGATGCTGACGCGCCGTGGACGCCGCTCCCGCACCAGATACCGCCTGACGGACTCTGGGATCTCTGGCTACTCCTCGCCGGGCGCGGAGCGGGCAAGACCGACGCGGCCGCCGCGCAGACGAACGCGCACGTGACGGGGCCGCCGTGCTTGCCGGGCGTCCCGGGCGGGCACCGCGTCGCGATCGTCGCGCCAACGCTCGGCGACGCGACCGAGGCGTGCGTGAACGGGCCGTCGGGGCTCAAGCGGCACAACCCGGGCGTCCGCCTGGTCTCGCGCATGGGCGGCACGTTCGTGATCTGGCCGTCCGGTGCCGAGGCGAAACTGTTCGGCGCGTATGGGCCTGAGGATATCGAGCGGCTCCGAGCCGGCGGAAATCGCTGCTGGGCCTGGGCCGAAGAATTGGCCGCGTGGGCGAAGCTCGACGAGTGCTGGGACCACTTGCAATTCGGGCTCCGTCTCGGCCCGCACCCGCGAGCCGTCGCGTCGACGACGCCGCGCCCGAAGAAGCTCATACGCGAGCTACTCGAAGCGCCGTCGACCGCCGTCACGAGAGCGACGACCGACGACAATCCGAACCTCCCGGAGCGGTATCGCCAGCGGCTTGATAAGTACCGAGGAACGCGGCTCGGGCGCCAGGAGATCGGTGGCGAGCTGTTGACCGACGTCCCGGGCGCGCTCTGGTCGTACGACATGATCGCCCGAGCGCCATCCCCGACCGACCTCGTCCGCGCGGTCGTCGCGATCGACCCGTCCGGTGGCTCGGACCCGGAGAACGACGAGCAGGGCATCATCGTCGCGGCGCTCGGCGCTGACGGTAGAGGCTACGTGCTTGCGGATCGGACCTGCCGGCTCTCGCCGGAAGGGTGGGGATCTCGCGCGCTCCGAGCGTATCTCGACTTCAAGGCGGATAGTATCTGCGGCGAAGCGAACTACGGCGGCGATATGGTCGCGGCCGTCGTCCGCAACGCGGCGCGAGCGCTCGACGTCACGCAGCCGCACTACAAAGCCGTCCATGCGTCTCGGGGCAAGGCTGTGAGAGCGCAGCCGGTCGCGCAATTGTACGAGCAGGGCCGCGTCTCGCACACCGACGTCTTCGCGGAGCTCGAAGACGAACTGACCTCCTGGACGCCGGAGTCCGGCCGGTCGCCGAACCGGCTCGACGCGCTCGTCTGGGCGCTCACCGACCTGATGGTGAAGGACGCGCCGCGTCCGTACGTCTACTAGCGAGGGGGTCTGCCTGATGGGTCTGTTCGACTTCCTGGGGCCGCTCAACGCCGGCAAGTGGCGCGGCTGGGACGCGCTCCCGTCGCCGGCGGCCGAGGCGAAAGCGGCGCCGACCGTACGCCCGCTCGCCATGTTCGGGCCGGGCGCCGTGTTCTACGACGCGGCGGCGTCAACGCGCTCGCTCGACCCGTCCGGGAGCTCGGCGGTCGAGGCATGTCTCGGCGTGCTCGCGGCGAGCGTCTCGGAGCCGCCGCTCGCACCGTACCGTCCCGGTCCGAAGGGGGGAGCCGAGCGGGTGCCGGCGCCGCTTCCGAACCTGAGCACGCTCTTAGCGCGGCCGAATCCGGCGCTCACGCTCGCGTCGATGCTCGCCTACGTGGCCGTCGCGACGCGAACCGACGGCAACGGCTACTGGCGAAAGATCCGCTCCGGCGATCCGGAGCGCGGCAACGTCGTCGAGCTCTGGCCGGTCTGCCCGTCACGGATCGAGCCGTTCACACGCCCGGGCTCGTCCGACTTTATCTCGGGGTACCGCTACACCGACGAGCACGGCCGCGCCGAGGAGCTGCCGACGGCGAACGTCGTCCACTTCCGGTACGGGATCGACCCGGCAGACCATCGGCTCGGCTACGCGCCGCTCCGCAAGCTGACAGCCGAGGTCTCGAGCGATCTTCAGGCGACGCGCTACGCCTCGCGCCTGCTCGCAAACCTCGCGATCAACGGGCTAACGCTGACCTTCGACAAGGACGCGCCGCCGATCGACCAGGCGACCGCCGACGAATTGAAAGCGCGGATCGCCGCGGCGTACGGCGGCGAGAACGTGGGAGCGACGGCCGTGCTCTCGCCGGGCTCGACGCTGTCGGCGCTGGGATTCTCGCCCGAGCAGATGGACATGAAAACGCTGCACCGCGTCCCCGAGGAGCGAATCTCGGCGGTACTCGGCGTCCCGGCGATCGTCGCCGGGCTGGGAGCTGGGCTCGACCGCTCGACGTTTAGCAACTTCGAGGAAGCTCGCGAGGCGTTTACCGAGCTGACGCTGGTGCCGCTCTGGCGCGCGCTCGCGGCGACGTTGACGACGTCGCTCGTTCCGGACTTCACGAGCGAGCGCGCCGTGTTCGTCGACTTCGATACCTCGAACGTCCGAGCGCTCCAGGAGGATCAGGACAAGCTCGCGACGCGGCTCGTCACGCTCGTCGCCGGCGGCATCCTGACGGTCGACGAGGCGCGAGCGGAGCTTGACCGACCGCCGCTCCCGGCGGCAACCGCGCCGGCGTCGCTCCCGCCGGCCGCCGTACGAGCTCGCCCGTACGTCATGCGCCTGCCGTCGCGGAAAGCGGCCGAGGACCTGATCGCCGGGTACGACGACCTGCGCCAGGCGTCGCTCGCCGACTGGGAGCGCGAGCTTCGCGCGTTCTTCCGGGCGCAGGCCGCACGGGTCGCCGGCCGAGCTGCCGACGGCGAGCGGACCGCGTTCGCGTTGGTCCCGGAGTCGGAAGCCGTGCAGCTTCGAGCGACGCTCTCGCCGCTCCAGCTTGCGCTCCTCGACGACCTCGTCCCGCTCGTCGTGACCGAGCTGGGGATCGCATTTCAACTCGACGATCCCGGCACACGTGACTACCTCCGCGCGGCGGGAGTGAATATCGGCGGGATCACCGAGACGACGCGCTCGGCCGTTCAGACGGCGCTCGTCGAGGGCCAGGCGGCCGGCGAGGGGATCGCAGATCTGGCGCGACGGCTCCGCTCGTTGCCGGCGTTCGACGCGGCGCGAGCCGCGCTGGTGGCGCGTACGGAGCTTGGCGTCGCTCAGAACACGGCCGCGCTCGCGGCGTACGGCGCGTCAGGTGTCGTCGTCGGGGTCCGCGTGCTCGACGGCGATAGCGACGCAGCATGCGCCGCGATGAACGGCCGTGTCTTCACGCTCGAGCAGCCGCCGGCCGCGCTCGAGCACCCCCAGTGTGTCCGGGCATTTGCTCCATTGACCGACGTGGCCGACCTCGCGGCGTCGGCGTAAAGGAGGGGATGATATGGCGATCGTCGAGACACACGAGGCGCACACGCACGCGGTCAGGCGCGACCTGGCGGCGTTGCTCGTCGGCGCGGCGGCGGTGATCGTCGCGCTCGCGTTCCTGGTCTGGGTGCTCTGGCAGGTCGGCGCATCGGTCAAAGCGACGAGCTTCGACGCCGATGGCGTCCGCTGCTACAAGGGCGCATCCGAGATGGCGTGTCTCAAGACGGCCGAGCCGCCGCGATGAGTCGCCCGCTGGTCTCGATTTTGACGCCGACCTGGGAACGGTCGGAGCTGCTCGCGGGCGCGATCGAGAACGTCAGAGCGCAGACCTATCGGCCCGTAGAACATGTGATCGTCTCGGACGGGCAGGGCGACCGCGCGACGTACGAGCTCGTCATGGCGGCGCTCTCGAGCGTGAGCGACGTGCCGATCCGCTACGTCGCGCTCGGGCGCAACTGGTCAAGCTTTCTAGTCGACTCGTTCTGCGCGGCGCCGACGACGGCCGCGATGCTGCTGGCGCAGGGGGAGTACCAGGCGTGGCTCGCGGACGACGAGCGCATGGACCCGGAGCACATCGAGCTTCTCGTCGCCCTGCTCGAGGCTAGAGGCGCCGACTTCGCGTACTCGCGGGTCCGTATGTGGATGAAGGGCACCGAGGGCTCGTCGTGGGTGATCGGCACCGATCCGCCGCGCTGCGGCCAGATTACGAACGTCGTCTACCGCGCCGAGGTCCTCCGGCATGGCCTGTTCGCCTTCGGCGCCGGCGGCATCGGCGACTGGGCGACGATCAACCGCTGGATCAACGCCGGCGCGACCTGGGCATACCTTGACCGCGTGACGCTCACGCACCGAGCGGATAGGTAGGAGGTCATCATGACGACCGAACCGAACCGAGAGACCGAGACGGCCGACGCGCCGGCCGACGAGCAGCGGCGCTGCGGGTGCGGGCGGGAGCTCCGCCAGCCGGGCGCGGGCTCGGAGACGCTCACCTGTATCGGCTGCGACCAGCCAGAAGCGGCGTGCGCGTGCGGCCCGAACGACTGACCGGGCCGAACCTGCTCGCGCTCGTCGGCGATCGGAACGGGCCCGCGCTCTGGAGAGTACTTCAGCCGTTCACGGCGCTCGAGCGTCGCGGCTACGCTTGCGGCTGGGACTCGATCGGCAATCCGGCATTGACGGATGCGTTCGCGGCGCGGTTCGACGGGCTGATTATCGCTCGGATGTCCTGGCCGCCGGCGTTCCGCGACCGCGCTCGAAGATGGTTCGACTTAGCTAGAGCGCGGCGGCAGCTCGTCGTGTTCGAGACCGACGACGACATCCTGACAACCGCCATGACGCGGCACGCGCTCGGCTCCGGGCTCGGACACGGCAAGACCCTGCACCAGCTCGAGGAGGAGCGGCACGATACGCTCTGGGCTATGCGGCAGTGTGACGGTGTGACGGTCTCGACCGAGACGTTAGCGGCGCGCGTCCGCGCGTACACGGATAGGCCCGTGATCGTCGTCCCCAATGCGATCGACGTGCCGTGGTTCCGGAGCGTCGTACGACGCGCTCAGACGCGCTCAGCGCACTCTCCGCCAGCCGCGCACGTCACGATCGGCTGGGTCGGCGGCCAGCGCGACGAGGCCGACCTTGACGCGGTCGCCGACGCCTGGCGGCGGATCGCTCAACGCTACCCGAGCGTCCGCTTCGTCGTCGCCGGGCACCGCTCGGCCAGGCTGACCTCTGCCGTCCCGGCCGAGCGGCTGACGTTCCGTCCGTGGGTGCCGATCGAGCGCTACCCCGAGAGCTTCGCCGGGATCGATATCGGCATAGCGGCGGTCGCGCCGTCGCTGTTCAACGCGGCAAAGAGCGAGATCAAGGCGTACGAGTATGCCGTCGGCGGCTCTGCCGTCATAGCGTCGCCGTGCCTGTACGGCGAGATCGTCGAGCATGGAAAGACGGGCTATCTCGCGGAGACGGCCGACGAGTGGACGGACGCGCTCGTCGACCTGCTGGAGCGGCCGGCGCATCGCGCGATCTTCGCTCGGCGGCTGCTCCGCGTCGTCGAGCGTGAGCATGCCCTGAGCGACAACCTGTACCGCTGGCCTGAGGCGTGGCGCTCGATCGCCGCGAGCGCGGGGGTGACCTATGGCCGCGTCGTCATGGCGTGAGCCCGAGCCGAGCGCGGCTGATGCGAAGGCGCCGCCGAGAGACGCGCGCTGCGCTGCCTGCGGCGGCTGGATCGTGAGTGTTCCGTCCGGGACGACCTGGGCGACTGGCCGCTGTGGGAATCGCCGCTGCCGACTCTACAACGCGAAGCAGCGGTTCAGCTTCCGCTAGTCGTTCCGTGGTCGCGCTCGCAGAGCAAGCCGCGCAGCGCCAGGGCGACCACTCTGGGGATGGGCTCCTTGCCGCGCTCCCACTTATTGACCGTCACGGGGTGCACGCCGAGCAGCTCCGCGAGGGCCGTTTGGGTCACAGCGAGCTGATGCCGCCGTCGAGCGAAGGTTGTCGGTTCCATGCTCCGATTCTAGCATATCGCTAGCAATGCTAGTGAATTACTTGACACGGACTTAGCGTCATGCTAATATATGAGTGTGAGGCGAGACGCCCACGGAGCACGGGAGCAGGGATCATGACCGTTCAGGATTGCGGGTGCATCGTCTTCCACAGCCGAGAGGGCTGGGACCACGTCCAGCAGTGCGATGGGTGCAAGCGAGCATTCCGTCAGAAGCGCGCCGCTCAGATGCCACATGAGTCGTGGTGCGCGGCGCCATTCAATGTCTGCTCCTGCGACTTCGACGGCATCCGCTACTAAGCAACGAAACGGCCCGCCCGGCGATGCAAGCGCCGAGCGGACCTGCACCACTGAAGGAGGATCTTCAATGGCACCGACCTATCGTACCTCCGCCGCCGAGTACGCGGCGATTCACGCGGCGGTTTGCCGCGCCCGGCGGAGCGGCCTCGCCTGCGGCACCTGCTCCGAGCTCGACGAGCGCGCGGCGCGCTCGGCCGTGCGGCTCGCGGAGGCGGCGTGATGGAGTACGCATTGTCGCCGTCTCGGCGGTTCGCGGTCGTCATCGGCCGCGTCCGCTACTCGGTCGCTCGCCAGGAGGGCGGCGTCTACTCCGGCCCGTGCTGCGACGACTGCGCGGGAACGTTCTTCGACGTTGAGCACTGGTCTGCCTGGTGTGTGATCTGCCAGGACTGCGGCCGCCGCTACGCCGCCAGCTACGAGCGGAGGGCGTGATGGCGATGGACTCGCTCTCCTCGACGTTCACGGGGCGCGTGGCCCACGTGAATGCAAAGGGGCTGAAGCTCGAAGGTCACGAGTCGTGGATGAACGTGAGCCGCTTCGCCGTCGGCGTCGTGATTCCCGAGAAGGGCGCGGCGGTCACCGTCACGCTCGACAAGGGCGGCTTTATCCGCGCGGTCGCTCCGGCCGACGGAGCGGAGCCGCCGACGCCGGCGCCGCTGCCGGTCGCCGGCGGCTCGTCGGGTCCATCAGACAAGGATCGGACCATTACGCGGCTCGCCGTGCTCAAGGCCGCGGCCGAGTTCGCGGCGAGCCGAAGCGCGCTGAAATCGGGCGAGGTCTTGAAGATCGCCGAAAGTTGGGAGCGCTGGGTGCTCCGATCAGACGATCCTAGCGATGACCTGGAGGAGGCGTTCTGATCGCGGCGCGGGCCGGCGCTGTGCCGGCCCGCCATAGCTGGGATTTTGTCGGGCATACACTGGAGGAGCTGTGCAGCGGTACGGAACGATCGTGGCCGATCCGCCGTGGGAGTACGCGGAGGGCTGGCCCGGCTGGGGCACGCGGCGCCCGCTACCCTACGCAGCGATGACACTGGACGAGATCATGGCCTTGCCGGTCGGGGACTGGGCCGCGCGTGAGGGCTATCTGTTCCTCTGGACAACGAATCGCTACCTGGAAGCCGCCTTCCGGGTCGCCCGCGCCTGGACGTTCACGCCGCGCCAGGTTCTGACGTGGTGCAAGCCGCCGATGGGGAAGGGGCCGGGCGGCATGTTCGCCACGACGACCGAATTCGTCCTCGTGGCTCAGCGCATCAACCCAGGCACGAACGCGCACGGCCCACGGACGCGCGGGGAGCGCATCCCAACCTCGTGGTTCCAGTGGTCCCGAGGCCGACACTCGCAGAAGCCGGCCGCGTTCCTGGACATGGTCGAGGCAGTGAGCCCAGGCCCATACCTGGAGCTGTTCGCCCGACCGCCTCATCGCCTCGGATGGGATGTCTGGGGTGCGGAGTCGGCCAATACCATCGACCTGACGCGACCGGCCTGAAACGGTCGATTCGGGCTGACTCGGAGCGTGGCTGTTGATCTTCAGCCTGTCCCTGGACTGGTCTGTGGTCAGACCTATCACAACGCCGACTCCGAGGCCCGCCTGCCGTCTTTGCGCCAGGGTGAGGAGCCGAGCTACGGCGGCTGCGGTCAGATGATGGCCTGGGTCCACACGTACCGCTGTCGTCAGTGCGGGCGCTGGATGCATGGCGAGTGCCTGGATCGCCATTTTGATGGCAACCAGGAGAGTGACTGACATAGCTTTCCCAGGAAGGATGAGCCTTGACACGCTGCACATTCGACCCGAACACGCTCGTTGGCGTGCCGATGGGGATGTTCCACTGCCCGTCATGTGGCTGCATGGTGTTGGCGGGCATGGAGCATGTCCCCTGCGACCTGAGTTGTGACGAGGCCGACGACAACGACCGCGCGGCCTGGGATATGGCTGCGGGTACGGAGTGACGACTCGGAGAGAGCCCGACGTAATCAGCGATCTCTCCGCCGCATCGAAACCGCAATCCGCATCAAGGGAGACTGTTCCGTGTATCTGATCCGCACTGCTCTCGCCGCGCTCGTCGCGGCCACGCTCTTTGCCGCGCCGGCCGCAGCCGCGCAGGACCCAGCGCAGCCCGTGCCGCCCAATGACCCGGCCTGCCAGGTCTCCAATCCGCCGCGCGCCTGCCTCGTCGACGACCGCCGCCAGTACCAGGGGCGCGACGAGTGCTCGGCCTCGCTTCCTGGTAGCGGCGGCTACCTGTTCCTGGGAATCGGGGCCGGGCAGCGCAACTCGGCGCCGCTCGTGCTCGACGGTGGCGCCTACCTGGCGACCTGGGACGCGACCGACACGACGGCGCTCTCGTACATCGACCTGGAGCCGGCCGACGATCGCAACGGGCTGCGGTCGTACTCGATCCTGGGGTCAAGCGGTGCCGCCGCCTCGCGCTCCGGCCAGAGCTACGTCTACAACGTCAAGCCCGGCCCGTACTATGTGTCAGCCAGGGTGACCGGTCCGTGGAGCGTTAGGCTTGCGCCGATCGCCACGTAACGGCATGCTTGCACGCACGCACGCCATGACGTAACCTAGACTCAACTCCATAGCTTCGGGCGCATGACGCCCCCTCACTCGCGCACGGAAAAGCGGCGCGGAGAGGGGGCATTTTCATTTGTCCGAGATCGAGTACAAGCGGCTCCCGTTCGCCGTCAAGGAGATCGTCGACGTCGCCGGCGGCGGCTGGGAGATCGCCGGATATGCCTCAACCTTCGGCGACCCCCCTGATTTTTACGGCGACGTCATCATGCCGGGCGCGTTCGCCGCGTCGATCGCGAGCTACGCGCCGAAGTTCCTGTTCGAGCACGCCGAGCCGATCGGCAAGACGCTCGAGATCCGCGAGGACGACCACGGACTCTACGGCCGCTGGTCGGTCGTCGATACGCGGAGCGGGACCGACGCCTACAAGCTCGCGAAGGCTGGCGTGCTCGACGCGCTCTCCATCGGCTTTTTCGCCGAAGACTACGCCTACCGCGACGACGGCGCTCGCGTGCTCTTGCGGATCGACCTGCCGGAAGTCTCGGCGGTCGCGATCCCGGCGAACCGCCGCGCCGTCGTGACCGACGTCAAGAACCAGCAGGCCGGCGTTCGGCCGTTCGCCGCCCACAGCGAGTACGTGCGGGTCGCCGTCCGCTCGTGGGTCGACCGCGTCCGCTCCGGGTCGGAGCTTCGCGCGAGCGACGGCAAGTCCGCCCTCCTGACCGACGAGCGACGAACCGCCGTCGCCGACATGAGCGGGTCGCTCAGATCGGCCGCCGACGAGCTCGACGTGCTTGTCGCCACGCTCACCGCGCCGCCAGCCGCAGAGCGGCGCTACCACGACCTCGACGCGCTCAGAGCCCGCCTCACGCGGCTCGGAGTGCTCACCGACGGGAGCGACCCGACATGACGACACCGACGAGCCCCGACCCGAGCGACCCGAGCGTGCCGCCGGCAGAGCCGCCAACGATCGACCCGCCGCCGCCCGAGACCGACGACGACGACACCGACGACCAGCCGAAGCCGCGCCCGGCGAGGGGGACACTTCGATGAGCATGAGCCTGGCCGAGGGCCGCGCCGAGTGTAAGCGCATGTTCGACGAGTGCGCGGAGATCCTCGCCAAGTACGGCGGGCGGATCACCGACGAGACGCCGAACGACGAGCGCAAGAAGATCGACGACAACCTCGCCGAGATCAACGGTCTCGAGATCAAGATGGGCGGCTGGAAGCGCGACGCCGAAGTCGCGGAGATGGTCACCAAGGGTGTCGACGCCTACGGACGGCCGACGGAGCCGCCGCCGGGCGCACGGCTCGACACCCGCGCGGTCTCGATCGGCCGCTACGTCACGACCAGCCCCGAGTACCGCTCGGCGCTCCAGCCGGGCGGCGCGCTCACCGGCCAGCGGCCGTATCTCGCGGTCCCCGTGCCGCCCGAGGTCTCGATGGTCGACCTCGCGATCCGGACCGCGATGGCGCATAAGACGCTCTTGACGTCCAACGCGGCGTCCACCGGCGTCCTCTCGATCAACGATCGTCTGCCGGGCATCACCGAGATCGCTCAGGCCGGGACCGACTTCCTGAACATCCTGCCGACGCTTCAGACGACGAGCGATATCGTCGAGTGGGTGCAGCAGAGCACGCGGACCAACAACGCGGCTCCCGTCGCGGAGGCGACCGCGTCGACCGGCACATCAGGCACCAAGACGGAGTCCGCGCTCGCGTATCAGGTCAAGACGGGGCCCGTCGAGACGATCGCGACGCACATCCCAGCAACGACCCGCGCGTTAGCGGACGCGCCGATGCTCCGATCGGCGATCGACGACGAGCTGCTGTACATGATCCGCCAGGTGCTCCAGACGCAGACGATCACCGGCGACGGCAACTCGCCGAACCTGCTCGGCCTGAACAACCAGCCGGGCATCCAGACGGGAGCGGCGGGGACCGACGCGATCGCCGCGATCTTCAACGCCGCTATCGCCGTCCAGGTCAACGGTGGCGTGCCGGCAACGGACGTGCTCTTGAACCAGACGGCCTGGGCGGGGATTCGCCTGCTCCGCGAGAACACGGCCTCCGGGACGATGGGCGGCTACATCATGGGCTCGCCGAACCAGCCGGGGCCGATGACCATTTTTGGGTTGGGATCGGTCTTCGTGCCCCAGCTTCCGGCGAACACCGCGTTCGTGCTCAACGCGACGGCGACGACGCTCGCGCTCATCGAGCGCGAGGGCGGGACCGTGAGCATGGGCTGGATCAACGACGACTTTACGCGCAACATCGTTCGTATCCTAGCGGAGCTGCGCGCATTGCTCATCGTTCGACGGCCGCAGGGCATCTTCAAACTGACCGGGATGCCGTAGAGATGGCAACCTGGCGCGTCGGCGAGGCCGGCGCAACGATCTTCGACCCGGACGGCCGCCCGGTCGGGCGGCTCGCTCCCGGCCAGATCGTCGTGCCGGGGCACGTCGACACGCCAGGCTCGCTCGCGCAGCAGCACGCGCACGCAGCCGCACGGCGCGGCTACGACGACAAGCTGATCCGTCCGGACCAGGGGCCGAGAGCATGACCGCCTACACGACGCCTGACGCGGTCGCGGCGTATCTCGGCGTCACGTTCACGCCCGAGCAGGCGACGGCTACTGGAGCCGTGATCGACGCCGTGACGGCGTACATCGATAGATACACCGGCCGCTCATGGCAAGGCACGTCTCCGGTACTCGGCGAGCTTCGACGGGTGATCCCGCCGCTACCCGGCGGGAGCTACCCCGCGAGCGTGGCATTCCTGGCCTACGCTCCGGTGCTCGGGGTCGACGCCGTCTCGATCCGCTCCGGAACGCCGAACGCCACGACGACCGCGCTCGATCCGTCCGAGTACGAGCTTCTCGACGCGGAGCACGGCGTGATCGCGCTCTCGGCGTGGTGCGACGCCTGGTACGACGATGCGTTCGCGGTCGTCGACTACACCCGCCCGGTCGCGGTGCCGCCGGACATCACGCTCGCGGCGACCATGATCGCCTCAGCCGAGATGTCGCGACAGTTGGCGATCCAGTCGTCCGCGTCAGCGTCAAGCGGCCGTCCGGCCGGGCTCGAGGGCGTCAAGAGTCTGAGCGTCGGCCAGAACGATATCGCCGTGACCTTCGCGGAAGGCGCGAGCGCGGCGTCGAGCGGCGGGGGCGCTCGCGGCTCGAGCTACGCGCCGCCGGGATCGGCCGCGAGAACGATCCTCGACGGCTACAAGCGCGTGGTGATCGCCTGATGATTACGCCCGCCGTGCTCGACTGGCTTCGCTCGTTGCAGGAGGACAACCTGCCGGACGCCTGCGACATCTCGCGGTACACCGAGACGAACACCGCCGACGGCGTCACGCAAGGCTGGGCGACCGTCTCGGCCGGCGTCCCGTGCCGGATCTCGTCGCGGACGCTCGCGGCGTCCGAAGGCACCGGCGCCGGCGCTCAGACGCGCGCTCTCTCCGACTGGCTAGTCTGGCTCCCGGCGTTGACCGACGTGACCGTCAAGGACCGGCTCGTCGTCGGCGCTCGGACCTTCGAGGTTGAGCGCGTCGCCGGAGAGAGTCTCGAGACCGCGCGAGCCTGCTCGTGCTCCGAGGTCACCTGACATGGATGCTCTGTTAGTTGGGCTGATCTGGCTCCTGATCTACGCGCTGGTCGTCGCCGTCGTCTGCTACATCGTGACCCGCCTGGCGGCCCAGTTCGTCCCAGGCTTCGCGCCGTTCGTCTGGATCGTCTGGTGCATCGGCGGGCTGATCCTCCTGATCCTGGCGCTCCGTCTGTTCTCGCCAGTGCTCGGCCTGAGCGCCTGATATGCCGGCCGCGACGATCACGCTCCGCGTCGTCTCGAACCGTCTCCCGGAGGCGCAGGCGCTCATCCGCCAGGCGCTCGTCGAAACGGTCGCCGAGACCGCGTTCGACGTCGAAGGGCGCGCGAAAGTCCTCTGCCCGGTCGATACCGGGACGCTCCGACGGTCGATTCATACCGTCTTCTCGAACGGCGGGCTCAAGGCGCTCGTCGGGCCTAGCGTGTCGTACTCGATCTTCGTCGAGTTCGGGACGCGCTTCATGGCCGCACGGCCGTACATGCGGCCGGCGGCAGCGCTCGTGCTCCGCATGCTCCCTGGCCGCTTCGCCGCGCGGCTCCGAAGGCTCGCGGCATGACGCTCGAGGGGTACGACGTCTGTAGCCTGGTCTACACGCTGCTCGTCGCCGACAGCGGCCCGGGCGGCGTCGCCACCCTGCTCGGCGGACGGATCTACCAGGACGTCGTCCCGCAAGCCGCCGCGCTCCCGGCCGCGACGGTCTCGCTCGTTGCCGCTCCCGACACGAACACGCTCGGCGGCGTCCACGTCGGCGCGACGATCGATGTCGACGTCCGCGTCGTCGCGGCCGGGACGAGCTACGCGCCGATCCTGCCGGCCGCGCGCCGTGCTCAGGTCGTGCTCGCCGAGGCTTACGGCACGAACGGCGAGAGCTACGCCTACCGTCTCCGTCGGATCGACTTCCGCCGCATGGCCGAGTCGGACGCCGGAGCGCCGTACCGCCACTTGATCGGCACGTATCGCACCGAAGCGCACCCGGCGCCGTAAGAGAGGATCGAGAGATGCCCGACCGCCCGCTGGTACAGGAGATCGTCGAGCTTGGCGTTGAGACCGTGCCCGGAACGGCCGTGCCGTCGACCGTCAAGCTCCAGGCGCTTACCGTCGAGCTTGACACCGCGATCACGGTCGACCGGATAGCCCCAAGCGGTAACCTGTTCGACACGATCGCCGCACCGCGCCAGGAGTACGCGACGGGCTCGCTCACCGGCTATCCCACGTACAACGAGCTGCCGTACGTGTTTAGCAACGTCTTCGGCGCGGCCGTCATCACGACGCCGAGCGGCGCTGTGACCGCGCGCCGCTGGTTCTGGGCGCCGTCGTCGTCGGTGCCGTGGACACCGAAGACTTGGACGATCAGACGCGGCATGGCAGGCAATACCGCCGAGATGGCCGCCTACGCGCTCTTGACCGGCATCGGGATGTCGTTCTCGGCGACGGCGCAGCCGGAGATTAGCGGCGACCTGTTCGCTCGAGCGCTCGACTACGCCGCAAGCGTCGGAGCGACTGGACTTGCCGCGCAAGCGCTCGTCCCGATCCTGCCCAAGCAGGTCTGCGTGTACCTAGATCCGACTGCCGCCGCGTTAGGAACTACACGTCTTACGCGAGACTTCGCGGCCGGCTTCGAGGTCGGCGGGCTCAACGGCCCGTTCTGGCCGCTCGACTGTACGCTGACCTCGTTCGGCGGGCACGTCCCGATGAAGCCGGACACGACGACCGCGACGCTCCAGCTCGGCAACGACGCGCAGGGCCGCGAGCCGGTCGTCGCGATGCGGCTCGGCGACACGCGGTACTGCCGGATCGAATGCTCCGGGCCGCAGATCGACGTCGGGCCGCCGGTCGTCTCGCACCGACTCCGGATTGATATGGCCTTGAAGGTCGTCGACGCGCCGTCTCGCGGCGACTCCGACGCGCTCTCGACGCTCGAATGGTCGTTCGGGATCTTCGACGATCCGTCGTTCGGGGGCGCTCTCAAGATCACGCTCGACACGAACCTCGCAACGCTCTAAGCCCAGGAGGGTCTATGCCGTCGCTCGGCCAGCTCGTCGACTCGACCCGGCGCGTCGTCGTCACGTTCGGTGACGTCGAGCTCAACATTGCCTATCGGCCGGGCGCCGTGACGCCACGGCTTCAGCGCGCGATACGGCAGGCGCAGATCGAGGGTGACGTTGATACCGTCATGCTCGAGATGCTGATCCGTCTCGTCGCAAGCTGGGACCTGACCGACGACGACGGCGCGGTCGTCCCGATCACGACGGATGCGCTCGCCGACCTGCCGGTCCGTCTCTTGAGCGGCATTCTCGTCGCGTTGGGGGAGGATCTGGCGCCGGACCCTTTGAAGGGCGCCGTCTCCAGCAATGGCTCGTTAGCGACGGCAAGCTCGGCGCCGCTCCAGACTGGTACGTCTTCCTGATGGTCGCCGACAGAGCGCGCTGCTCGGTCTGGGAGCTCGAAGACGCGCCGTCGTACTGGGTCGAGCGCGTCTATGTCGCGGCGCTCGCCGAGAACGCGGCCGACGCCGAGCGGCGCACCCGCGAGGAGCGACGGAAGCTCGCGTCTGGCGCTCGGAGATAACCGACCATGCCGACCGTCGCGGAGCTCGATGTCGTTATCTCGGCTGATGTCCGTCAATTTGATGCCGGCATCAAGCACGTCGAGCAGGCGACGAAGGGGCTCGGCGACTCGGTCGCGAAGGGCGCCGGCATCGGGCTCGGATTTGGCGCCGTCGCGAAGGGGCTCGAGATCGTCGGCGGCGCGTTCGGGACCGTCAAGAGCGCGGCGATCGACCTCAACTCGTCGCTCGAGCAATCGAAGATCGCGTTTACGACCATGCTCGGCTCGGCCGAGAAAGCCGACGCCTTCTTAGCCGACCTCGCGAAGTTCGCGGCCGAAACGCCGTTCGAGTTTCCGGACCTCGTCCAGGCGTCCAAACGCATGTTCGCGTTCGGCTTCGAGAGTAAGCAGGTCGTCCCGTTGTTGACGGCCGTCGGCGACGCGGTCGCGGCCGTCGGCGGCGGCGCCGACGTGATCGACGGTGTGACGACCGCGTTGGGCCAGATGCAAGCGAAGGGCAAGGTCTCGGCCGAGGAGATGAACCAGCTCGCCGAGCGCGGCATTCCGGCCTGGGACATGCTCGCCAAGAAGCTCGGCGTCTCGGTCGCGCAGGCGATGGACATGGCGTCGAAGGGGACCGTCAAGGCCGCGACGTTTATCGAGGCGTTCCAGCAGGGGACGGCGCAGCGGTTCGGCGGCATGATGGCGAAGCAGGCTCGGACCTGGCAGGGCGCGCTCTCGACGATCTCCGATAGCGTCAATATGTCGATCGCGGTCGCGTTCCGCCCGCTCTTTGACATCATGTCGACCGGCGCAATCATGCTCGCGGACTTCCTGACCGGCGACACGTTCAAGGAGTGGTCCGGGATCGTCGCCGACGCGATCGGCGATGTTATCACGTCGACGATCGCGCTCGCGCGAGCGATCGGGACCGAGCTTCAGCCCGTGTTCGCGTGGGTCATGGATCACGGCGCGGAGATCAAAGCCGTGTTTCTCGGTGCGGCGGCCGGGATCGGGACGCTGCTCGCGTCGGCGGCGGTCGTCCCGATCATCTCGGCCGTCGGCGGCGCGCTCATGGCGCTCTTGTCGCCGATCGCGCTCGTAGCCGCGGCCGGCGCCACGCTCGCGCTCGCCTGGCAAGGGAACTGGTTCAACATCCAGGTCTACGTCAACAATTTTCTGACCTGGCTGACGACCGTCGCCGTGCCTACCCTGACCGCGACGCTCGGAGCGGCGATCACCTATCTCACGACGACGGTCGTTCCGCTCTTTCAGGCGGCGCTCGCCGCGCTCACGCTCTGGATGCAGACGATCTTCGTACCGACATTGACGGTTGTCTGGGACTGGTTCTCAACGAAGATCGGCGGCGCGGTGACCTGGCTGACCGAAACCGGCTGGCCGTTGCTCGGCGCGGCCATGAATGCCGTGCAGAACTGGCTCTCCGAGACGCTCGCGCCGACGCTCGAGTCCGTCTGGGAGTGGCTCTCGGAAAAGCTCGGCGACGCGCTGACCTGGCTTCGCGACAAGGGCTGGCCGGCATTCGGCGACGCGATGAACGCCGTGCAGAACTGGATCAAGGAGTCGTTGCTCCCGATCCTCGAGAAGGTCTGGGACTGGCTCGCACGGCAGTTCTCGGCCGCGCTCAACTGGCTGACCGATACCGGCTGGCCGCTGTTCAAGGGCGCGATGGAGGCGGTCTGGTCGTGGATCAACGAGGCGTTGGTCCCGACGCTCTCGATCGTCTGGGAGTGGCTGAAGCTCCGCTTCGGCGAGGCGCTGACCTGGCTGACGGATACCGGCTGGCCGAACCTTCAGACCGCGATGTCGAACACGTCGACGTATATCACCACGACGCTGATCCCGTCGTTTACGGACCTCCACGCGAAGCTCGCCGAGAAAGGCGTGTACGACGATATCGCCGCGTCGGCGACGAACATCTGGCAAGCGCTCAAGCAGATCAACCAGTACCTGCCGACGACGAGCAAGGGGTTTAGCGACGCCGTCCAGCCGGCGTACGACTTCGCGAACGGGGTCAAGGCGATTACGGCCGCGTTCCGCGAATGGTCCGAGACCGGGCCGTACGACATCGTCGACGCGTTCAACGAGGCCGTCTTCATGATCCGCCATACCATCTGGGAAGGTATGAACGCGATCGCCGACGCCGCCTCCTGGGTCGCCGACGCAGCCGGCGTCGCGCTCCCGGACATCTTCGGGCACATGCCGTCCGAGCCGGAGCGGCCGTCGCCGGTCCAGCGCCCGAGCGGCGGTGGTGGTGGCGGCGGTGGGAGCTCGCCGGCCCCGAACCCGCCGGGCCAGGGGAGTATGCCCGGCCCTGGCGGCGGCGGGGGGAGTGCGCCGAGTCCGTCTCCGAGCCCGAGCCCGAGCCCGGCGCCGGTCGAGCCGCCGCGCGTGCCGACGCCGGAGCCGACTCCTGCGCCGTCGCCGTCGCCGTCGCCGGCATACCCGACGACGCCGTCTGGCTGGGCGGCCGCCGCTCGCGCTGCGGCCGAGTCACTGGGTATTCCGTCCGACACGTTCGCGAAGCAGATGAGTCATGAGTCCGTCGGCTTCGCCGAGAATGTGATCTGGCAGCGGATGCTGAGCCCGGCCGGCGCTCGCGGGATCGCGCAATTCATGACCGGCACCGGCAACTCGATCGCCGACCAGATGGGCGTTTCCCGAGATGCGTTCTGGAGCGACCCGTACTTGCAGCTCCGCGGCGGCGCCTTCCTGATGAAACAAAACCTCGCGAGCTATGACCAGGATATGCTCGCCGCGCTCGTCGCGTATAACGCCGGGAATGTCAATGCTGACTATCTCCGTCCCTATCTGCACAACCCGACGCGCGAGGTGTACGAGCTCGAGAACACCTGGCGCGACAAGGAGCCCCGCCAGTACATCCGCTCGATTCTCGGCTACGCGCAGGGCGGCTGGGCTGGCCTGAACGGCCCCGAGGTCGCCATGCTCGGCGAGAGAGGCCCCGAGTACATCGTCCCGAATAGCGCGCTCCGCCGCTCCGGCGGCTCGCTCTCGGAGCAGACGGTACGGATCGACGTCGCGATCGGCGGACGGCTCGCCGAGGAGATTTACGTCACGGGGAGAGACCTCGCGATCAGGCGCGGACGGGCGCCGGCGGGGGCCGTCTGATGAGCTCGCCGACGTTCCCACGGACCGGCTGCGCGACCGTCCGCGTCTCCTGGGACGGCGACGGCGCATTCACCGGGCCGTACGACGACGTCACGCGCGACGCGCTCGCCGATCCCGGCATCACGATCGACCTGGGCCGCGACGGCGCCCGAGCGCTCTCGCCGCCGAAGGTCTCGGCGGCCGACTTCATCCTCCGCAACGACACCGGGAGGTACTCGCAGGAGCACGGCGGCTCGCCCGTCTATCAGCGGGTGCTACCAGGCCGCCCGTGCCGCGTCGAGTACACCCACGGCGCGGACATCGCGTATGACGCGCACGTCGCGTACGACGCGCCGATCTACTACGACGGCGTGGCGACGCGGACCCTCGCCCGCACGGCCATCGACGACATCGCGCAGGACACCACGCTCGGCCAGCAAACCGTCACGCTCCGGACGCTCGGGATCGAGACGTTGCTCGTCGGCACGACCGTCACGGTCGGCCTGATGACGCTTCCGCTCGTCTCCGAGTGCGTGACGGCGATCCTTGACGCGGTCGGCTGGCCGTCGAGCCAGCGCGCAATCTCGATCTCGGATACGCGGCTCTTGTGGTGGTGGTGCGACGACCGCCAGCCGTGGGCGGCGCTCCTGGAATTGCTCGCGTCGGAGGGGCCGGGCTCGCTCTACGTGACGGCCGAGAACGGCGGGACGCTCCACTTCGAGAACCGCAACTATCGGACGACGGCGGCGCGCTCGGTGACGCCGCAAGCGTCGTTCTACGACCGTCGCGGCGCCGGCGCGGTCGCCTACGATGATCCGATCATGTACGACTCGTCGTATGCGTACGACGGCGAGCGCGAGGTGCTCTATTTCACGGCGCTCTCATATGACCCCGGCTTCCGGAACATCTACAACGCGGCGCGCTACCCGACGAACCGCCGGGTCCTCGGCACACTCGCGCCGATCTGGCAGTACGGCGCGTCGCTCCAGCCGTCGGCGACCGGGACCACGCTGATCGTGCACCCATCTGACCCGTTCCAGAATGCCGTGGTCCCGGTCGCCGGGACCGATTACACCGTCTCTGGCGGCACGGTCAGTATGGCGCTCTCGGCGACCTCTGGCCTGACCGCGTTCCTGACCGTGACCGCGACGTCCGGAGCTCCGATCGTCGCGGGCCCGACAGCGTCGCCGGCGACCGGGCTCCAGCTCCGAGCGCAGCCGTTGACGCCGATCGGCCAGACGTCGGTCGCGCACACGATCGACACGTCGGCGTCGATCCTCCGCTACTCACCGATTCCTGGCGTGCCGATCCCGAGAGTCCTCGACATCGCTGGCTGGCCGGAGATCGACGCGCCGGCCGCGCAGGCGGTCTGCGACGCCTGGGTCAGCCGGTATCAGGTCCAGCGCCCGGCCGTGACGATCGAGCTCCGGAACGTCGACGGCTCGCACCTGGCGCAGATCTTAGCGCGGACCGTCTCCGACCGGCTCTCGCTCTTGGAGCGGAATACCGGGCTCGCGGCGGACGTCTGGGTCAACTCGAAAGCCGTCACCATCAGCGGTGCCGGTGGCGTCGACGTCCGCTGCACGCTCGGGTGCGAGAAGATCGACGAGGCACACGGTGCGATCTGGGACGGGCCGAACGTCCCGCAGAACTGGTGGGACACCGCGATCTGGGGGACGTAACGATGCCGAACTACCCGGGCGCGCTCGACTCGCTCGCCAACCCGAGCGGCTCGACGCAGCAGGACGACCCGACGCTGTTGCACTCGGCGCAGCACGGCACGCTCAACGACATCGTCGAGGCGATCGAGACCAAGCTCGGGATCGGCGCGTCGGTCGCCGCCGCGAATCAGGTGCTCCGTGGCACCGGGGCCGGCGCGAGTGCGTTCGGCCAGGTCGCGAACGGCGACCTCGCCGGCAATATCACGCTTGCCAAGCTCGCGGCGATCACGGCGAATCACGTCGTCCGAGCCGACGGCGCCGGCGTCATCGCCGGCGGGCTGCTCGCGGCCGCGAACGTCGCCGCCGGGGCACTCCCCGTGCAGCTTGCGACCGCGACGCTCGGCGCCGCGGCCACGGTGAACCTGACGATCGCCGGCGGCTACCAACATCTCCTGCTCGTGCTCCACGGCCGCTCCGCCGGCGCGATCGCCGTTGACGGCGTCGCGCTCCGCTTCAACGGCGACAGCGCCGGTAACTATTTCGGCCAGCAGATGGTCGGCGCCGGGAGCACCGCGAACGCGGCCGAGCTCAGCCCCGGGTCCAGCGAGGCGATCATCGGCTACGTTCCGGGCGCATCGGCGCCGAGCGGGAGCTACTTCAACGGGCTGGTCGCCGTCATCCCCGGCTACGCCAATACCACCACGTACAAGACGGTCGTGAGCGTCAGTCACGTCATGTACGCCGCGAGCACCGGCAACTTTCAGATCCGGGTCCACGGCATGACCTGGGCGGCCGGGACGGCCGCGATTACGTCCATGCTGCTCTTTGCGAAGACGAGCCCGACCACGCTCGCGGCCGGTACCATCGTGACGGTGTACGGCCTCAACTAAGCGCCGCCGCTCGGCGCGGAGCACCGCGCAGGCTGAAGGGGATACGCCGATGTCAGATCCGCCGCTCGTCCTGGAGATCAACGCCGACGGCTCCGGCAAGCCGCCCGTCTCGCGGCCGATGACGCCGGACGAGATCGCGCTCGCCGACGCGACGGCCGCCGCCGAGCGCTCGCGGCGGCTCGCGGAACAGCAAGCAGTCATGGCCGACAACGAGCGGCTCCGCGTCATCAACGAGCGAGCGCGGACCGACCCGGCGTACGCCGCGCTCGCCGATCTCGCGTTAGGGGGGCAGGGCCGATGACCTTCGAGGAAGCGTACGCGCTCGGGAGCGATCCGATCTGGCGGGCGCGCTGCCAGACGGGCGCGCTCAAGATCGCCACCAACGTCATGTCGGAAGACGATACGACGGTCGGTCACGCGGAGCGCGCGACGTACGCGAACCGCGTGCTCCTGAATCCGGCGCTCGAATCGCAGGCCATCAGTTTCGGCGTCGCGGCCCAGCCGGGGATCGCCGACGCGGAAGCGACGGACCAGGATATCGAGTTCACGATTTCGAGCATGTGGGACGCCTGGGCGGGCGTCGCGTGATGCTGACCGACCTGGCGCGGGGGTAGCGATGGCCTGGACGACTCCAGCCGACCCCGTCGGGGGCACGGTCATCACGACGCCGTGGGCGATCACGAACGTCACGAATAACCTGCGCTGGCTGCGCCTGCTCTGCGGCAATGCCGACCCGCCCGGGACCGACTACGTCGCCGTCTCGTCGGGGCCGAGCGCGACGGCCTGGGGCAAGGTCACGTCGACCGTTATGGCCGTCGGCGCGGCCGTCGCCAACATCGGGTATACGCCCGCCAACAAGGCCGGCGACACGTTCACCGGCGCCGTCGCCGTGCCGTCGCTCACGGCGACCGCGAGCATCTCGGCCGTGACGCTCGCGGCTGGGGCCGGCGGGATCTCGACGACGCGGAGTGACGGGAACAGCATCCAGACGCCCGGCGGCATCTCGGCCGGCGGCGGCATCGCCGCGACCGGCCAGGTCTCCGGCGGCTCGTTCGGCGCGATCCACTCCGTCGCCGGCATCGCGGCCGACGGCGCGATCTCGACGGCGAACACCGGGAGCAACAGCCTGGTGGCGGCCGGCGGCGCAAGCATCGGCGGCGCGCTCGGCGTCGGCGGTGCCATCTCCGTCACGGGCGGCAACGGCATCTCGGCCGGGCAGTACGTCTCAACCGTCGGCGGCGGGACCGGCATCGCGCCGTTCGTCGTCTCGTCGTCCGCGCTCGTCGATAACCTGAACGTCCTGCTCCATAACGGCGCGAGAGCATCGGTCAGCCCGTCGGCCGGGACGATCCCGATCGCCGACGCAGCCGGCAAGCTTGACGCCTGGGTGACGTCGTCCGGCGGCGGCGGCGGAGCGACCGAGATTGTGCCCGGCATGGTGATCGGCTGGACCGGCGGCTCGGGCGCGATCCCGATCGGCTGGACGCGCTATACGGCCGCTGACGGGCGGCTGCTCGTCGGCGCCGGCAACGTCGGTGAGCACACGTTCGTCGACGGCAACAGCTACGGGACGACCTGGGCGCACAGCCACACGTCGCCGTCGCACGGGCACCCAGGCGTGAGCCATAGCCACTCGGGCGCGAGTCTCGGCGTCGCCGGTACCATCGACTCGTCGTCGTCGTCGCTCAACGGTCGTTTTACGGCCGGTGGAGCCAACGCGCTCCCGGACAACCACACGCACAACTTCACACTCGACGTGAGCGGGAATACCGACGCCACGACCGCCGGGGTGAGCGCGACGACCTCGACGGTGGACGCCTGGACACTCCTCCTACCGGTCCGCGCGCTGCTCTGGATTCAGAAGGTCTGATCGTGAGCCCCGAGAAGCGCACCGTCGAACAGTGGGTGCACCACCTGACGGGGCCGCGCGTGACGCTCACGCTCTCGGAGCTCATGGCGCTCATGCTGGTGCATATCCGTGACAACATGATCGTCTCGCGAGAAGCGGCCGAGCACACCGAGGGCATGCTCGGTGCGCTCGACGTCTTCGCGGCCGGGCTCGCCGAGCGGAGCGGGATGCCGTACGCAAGCTCAGGCGACATCAGAGCAGCGCTCGACCGCGAGAGAGACCAGCGGCGCCGCATGCGACCGCCGTCCGACGAGCTTCCGTCGGGGGTCGGCCGATGATCCTGGCTACAGCCCCCTCCATGGCAACGCTCCCTGTCTACAATTATTTGGAACCGGCGCATCCTCAAAACGCAAATTGGGACTGCTCACAAGAGAGTTTGGAGTGGATGCTCTGGTCGTATTCTCGGACGCCAGACGACTCCTGGATGGAGGCCAGTCTCCAGGCGGGCGGCTACGTCAACCCCCAGGTGGGCTGTACGGACGCTTCCGGTGCTGGCTTAGCTCGGTGGCTGAATGAGCAGTACTCGGAGTTCGGGTACCTCAGCTCCAACAGCACGAACGTGTCCTTTGACCAGGTCAAAGACGAAGCGGGTCAGCACGTGCACCCCGTCGCCATCGGCGGCGCTGCCTGGTATCACTGGAGCGGTGTCGCCTCGTACGACGAGTTGCTAGACAGGCTCGAACTACGGAATTCTGCGGCTGGCTACATGGGTATCTACCAGACGCTCAGCCGCCAGCAGTTCGCGGATCTCGGCCCGTTCAACCTCGTACGGCTCACGCACCCCGAAGCCGAGAACGGCGGCGGGACGGCGCCGGCGCCGAGTACGACCGCGTACGGGCCCGACGTCTCATCACATCAGGGGTACGTCGATTGGGCGGCCGTTCGTCAGGCCGGCTGCTCGTTCGGCTTTACGAAAGCGTCCGGCGGCGCGTGGTATCGCAATCCGACAGTGAGCAGCAATTGGCAGGGGATGGCAGCGGCTGGGCTCGTCCGTGGGGCGTATCACTTCGCCTTTGAGTCGAGCGGCCAGGCGTTGCCAGGGCCGGGGCCGATCGCGGAAGCCGACTACTTCCTCTCGACCGTGCTGCCGCTCGGATTGTCGCGCGGGGATATGCTGGTGCTCGACATCGAGCAGGGGGCGGGCTATCTCGGCGGCTGGGCGCTCGAGTGGTGCCAGCGAGTCGAGGAGGTCGCCGGCTACCCGCCGCTGATCTACTGCGGCCGCGCGTTCGCCGAGGCGCACGGACTGACCGATACGACGGAGCTTGCACGGTACGGACTCTGGCTCGCTGACTGGGATGCGACGAGTATGCCCGCGCCGCCGCCGCCGTGGACGCAGACCGCGTTCTGGCAGTTCACCGAGACGGCGACCGTGCCGGGCATCTCGACGCCGGCCGATGGGAACAGGTTCAACGGGACGGCCGATCAGCTCTGGGCCTGGGGGAAGCCTGGCAGCGTGCCGCCAGACGACCCGTACGCCGCGTGGGCGGGGCTCGTCGGCTCGGGGCTGCTGACGGCCATGCAGAGCGACGGCGTGCTACCGGCGCAGTCTCGGAGCACGTGGTTGCCGTTGGGCCAGTCGCCAGCAGATATCGAGGAGTGCATCGCCGACGACGGCACCGTCTACCGCTGGCTGCTAACGACGAACACGGGCTATCGCTACCGCCCGAGCTAGGAAGGGCGGGCACCTCGCTCGCCGAGATGCCGAGCGCAGCGCTGGCACGTCACGTCGGAGCCCGGTTGGCGCCAGATCGCGCCGCGCTCACTGAGGCCGCAAAAGCTGCGGGCCGCGTTTTCCGCGACCTCCTTGAACAGATGCACCCGCTTGTCGGTGAACCGCGCCGATGACGGCGGGCTCTGGCTCAGGCGCATCTCGTCGTGCGGCGGCTCGACAGCATGCATAGCGCCCTCCAGAAGCGCGGTGTACTCCCTGCTATCCGTCAGCGTAGTTCGCCCTTGACGCGAGTGTCAAGTCGTTAGCCAGATGCAATACAATAGACAGAGAGGCCCGGCCATCGCTGGAGACGACGCCGGGCACGATGCCAACCTAAGCAGGAGGTCGACATATGACTACTGTACCGCCGAACGACGACCGCGCGCCTGATGGGCAGCGGCCACCCATCAGCGACTACTTGACCCCCGAGGAGCAGGCTCGTCTCGCGCGCGAGCTCGTCGGCGTGCTCATCTCCGCCGCCGAGGAACGAGCGAAGCGCGAGGGCGAGCGATGAGCGCGCTCCTCCCGCTCGACGATACGGTGACCGTCGCCCTGCTCTACAGTCGCGTCTCGACCGACGAGCAGGGCCGCGATGGGTTCTCGCTCGATGAGCAGGACGGCGCGAATCGCACCTACGCGGCGCGGCCCGACTGGATGATCGGCGGCGAGTTTCGCGATATCCAGAGCGGCACGAAGCCGACGCGGCACGACTACCAGCGGATGCTCGCGACCGCGCGGACGCTCCGCCTCGAGCGGCGGCCGGTCGCGATCGTCGTCAAGTTTCAGGATCGGCTCGGCCGCGACATGCCGGAGTCGGCGCGCGCGTACGACGAGCTCACGAAGCTCGGCGTCGACGTGCACGTCTCGTTCTCCGGCGGCGTTCCGAGCGAGCTTGAATACTACATGCGGGCGCTGATCGCTCAGGAGGAGTCGCGCAATACGAGCCGTCGCGTCAAGGGGATTTTTGCCGGCTTCAAGAGCGGCGGCTGGCACAAGCCAGGATCGGCGCCGTGGGGGTACGTCTGTCGGGCCAGCACCGAGTCGGAGGCTGCGGCTGGAGCGCCCAACAGCGTGCTTGACGTCGATCCCAAGACAAGCCCGTACGTCGAGGAGGCGTGGCGGCGCTTTGCCGGCGGCGCGTCGATCCGTGCGGTCGCGATCTGGGCGCAGGGGCTCCCCGAGGCAGCGAGAGGCGGCCGCAATCTCGGGTATCAGGCGATGCGGAAGATCCTCCGAGCGCCGGTCTACGTCGGACGGCTCGGCCCGTACGACGACGCCGAGCCCGATGCCGTTCTTGACCGTCCGGCCGCGCGGTGGCCGGCGCTCGTCGACGATGCGGCGTGGCGGGCCGCGACGCGCAGCCATCGGCAGGCGATGCGGATGCCGAAGCAGGCGCGTGGTGCCTACGCGCTGACGGGGCTCCTTCGCTGCTCGCGCTGCGGCGGTCGGATGTCCGGGCGTCTCAAGGGGACGCAGGGCGGAACGCGGACGGCGAGGCGCGAGTATATCTGTCATGCGGGGCTCACGCTCGGGGCTGATACCGCTGGTCGCCGCTGTTTGCTGACCGTCCGCGCTGACCTGATCGAGGGGGCGGTGCTTGACGCCGTGACCGAGATGCTTCGCGTGGCCGGGGCGCCGGCTCTCCGCGCGGCGATCCTGCGCGAGATGAAGCGGCAGGCGCGACTGGAGACGGACGACGACACGGGGCCCGAGCTCGCCAGGCTCGACGCGGCGCGACGGAAAGCGTCCGATCGGCTCCACGCGCTGACGACCATGCGCGCCGACGGCGAGCTCGACGCCGCCGAGTACCGCGAGTCGGCTGGTCAGTACCGTGACGAGCTGGAGCGGATCGCGGCGAGACTGACCGAGCTGCGTGGGCGGGTCTCGCGGCCGGCGCCGACGCCGATTGACGCGCTCCTGGCGGCGTGCCCGGCCTGGGCGCGTGCGCTTGACGGAGCCGAGCCGGCGGCGATCCGTGAGACGCTCGGGCAGTTGATCGCGTCCGTCGCGCCGGTCCGTGTTGGCGGTGGACGGTACGAGATCGACTGGGATCTGACGCCGACGGGGCTGTCGATTGTCTCGGCGGCGATAGCGGGGCTTGCGGATGAGCGGACGGCCGAGGCGGCGGCGACGCGCATGCTGTTGGTTCGAGTTGAGCACTCCGCCAAAGCCAAGGTGCCGACTCTAACCACGGACCGATACGACATCGTGGACGCCGCTGCCTCCTGACCCACGCCCCTACTCCGTCGCGAGCCGCGCCATGAACGACGGATCCCCATCGTACCCGCACGGCACGCCCACCACGCACGCGAACCCGAGCCCCGTCTCGGCGCTCGCGGCGTGGTGGGCGGCGTGATCCCAGGCGGCAGCGCCATACGCCTCGTTCACCCGGACCTTGACGAGGTTGCCGTCACGGTACACCAGGCAGCGGAGCGAGCTCTCGGGATGCGATCCAACGTACGCGGGATCGAACCCAGGGCTCCGGTCCGTCATCGACGGACTACGGGCAGGGTCGGCGACTCGGCGGCAGGTCATCACACCCCCAACGGTCGTACATACGCGCACCGATGACTGTACGGTACACCAGCATACGGCCGATGTCACGAGACGGATGTCACCAGTCGGACATCATCCGTCGCGGTCGGGGCGAGATCAGACCTTCACACCGTCGAGCGCGGCGCCGTTGGGGCCGAGATGCTCGAGCAGCCAGTCCGTCACGTCGTCGCCGCCGGGGCGCCTGGCGAGCCGCTCGAGTGCACCACGTACGACCTGCTGCGCGGTCGGGTCGAGGTCGGGATAGGTCAGGCCCATCTCCTCCCAGAAGCGGGCAGGCTGGTCGGCGAGCCCGTGCGTCCGAAAGGCGGCGCGGGGGCTGCCTGGCTCGGGCTCCTGGCTAAGATCGGCATAGCCGGCAGCTTCGCTCATCTCCGCGAGCGCTCCAGCCCGCTTCTCTGGATGGACCGACCCGTCGTACGGATCGGTCGCGACGCCTGTTGCCAGGGCTCGGAGCGTGTCAGGGCCAGGCCGCTTGACGCGCCCGTGCGCGATGAGGCCGACGTGCGCGCGTGAGAGACCCGATGCCTTCGCGACCTCATGGGGCCGCAGCCGCTCACGCCGCATCCACTGTTGCAGGACCGTTGCAATGTCTGGCATGCCGCTCCCGCCTCGTCTGCGCGCCACTCGAAAGGCGCGGCCGTGACCATAGCCTACGCATGACAGGGCGTGTCAAGTCGTTTGACATTCTCGCACGGACGCGCACGAAAAGGCGACTTGACACGCTGCGTAGCAGGTTATATCGTCGTCAAGTACTTTACGAAACGCAACGGCTTTGCGGGAGGTGGCGGGGGTGGCGAGGACGAGACCATCGACGCGGCTGGCGTCCGTGATGGACGCGCGGCATATCACGCAGACCGACATGGAAACCATGTCGGGCGTCTCGCGCCCGACGATCAACACGGCCTACCACGGCGAAGACGTGTCGCTCGAGACGTGGATCAGGCTCGCCGAGGCGCTCGGCGTCGGCGTCGCGGCCATCGCACCGCCGGCCGTCGCAGCTCGGATCGTCGCCGTCGCCTAACCTCGCGCATATCGACGGAGGCCGTATGTCTGCACGCCCAGCGTCGGGATCCCATGAAGGTCTGGCCGAGCGGAGCTCGGACCTTCATGGGGACCCGTCGGCGCAGCGCAAGACCACCGCCCAAGCGCGGCGAGACGCGATCCTCGCCGCCATGCCGAAAGAGGACTTCGACGCGCTGGCCGCCGCGCTCGCGCGCCTGCTGCTTTCGGCGGCCCGCGTGAACGGCCGGGCCGCTGCCGCTCCCGAGCGTACGACCGAGCAGGAGGACATCTCATGCGCGTACTCTGCGCCGCGATCGTCGTCTACGTCGCTCGGGAAATCCTAGCGACGCTCCCGTCATCCGAAGACGAAGCCGGCGTCTGGCTCGCGGGCTTCTGCTGGGCGTTCGCGATCTTCATCGTCATCCTCCTTCTCGTGACGGCGCTCTGGGCGACGGCGCACGGAGTGACCCTATGAGCACGCTACGCCCGCTCGAGAAGCACTGGCACGAGTACCGCGCGTCCGCGCTCGACCGCGACGCATCATGGCGTGACGTGCGCGCCTCGCGCATGGCGTTCTACGCGGCGGCGTCGGCGGTCTTAGCTGAGCTCGCGGCGTCGAACGGCTCGGCTGCGGTGATCGCTCAGATGTGCGACGAGATCGACGAGCTCCTGTTCGAGCTTGTGACGACCGCGCCGAAGCTACCGGCAACGCCATGAGCAGCACGGCGACGCGCCTCCCGTACGACACAGCCTCAACGGCGGCAGGATCACTCTCGGTGCTGCTCGCGGACGTTTGCGAGTCGATCATGGTCTGCGGCTCGGTCCGTCGCCGCGCCGAGACGGTCGGCGACGTGGAGCTCGTCGCGGTCCCGCGGATCATGACGTACGAGCAATTCGACCTGTTCCGCGAGATCGTCAAGACGACGACCGTCGATCTGCTGTTCGCTCGGCTCGACGCCCTCGCCGACGACGGCCTGATCGTGAAGCGGCAGCGCTCGGACGGGAAACTGGTGTGGGGGCCCCATGCCAAGGCGCTTTCGTACGATGGTATCCCGTTCGACCTGTACACCCCCGAAAAAGAGCGCGCTGGTTGGATCGTGCTCGTCAGGACGGGCCCCGCCGCGTTCGCCCGACAACTCGTCGTCGAGGTCGGCACGCTGACGAAAGATCGACGGCCAGGCTTGATGCCGCCGACGGTCAGGGCGGTCAACGGCTGGCTCGTCGACCGCGTCTCGGGGCGGCGTCTCGAGACGCCGACGGAGCGGGACGCCTTCGCCGCGCTGAAGCTGGAGTATCTCGAGCCCTGGGAGCGCTCATGACCAATCGCGCGATCACGGCGCCGCCGCTCGTCGCCGAGCGGATGTTTCGGGGGTCCGGCTGCGACGAGCGCTGCACGGTCGTCAGGGCGCTTGTCCCAGGCCAATTCGGACGCTCGGAGATCTTGGTTCACAACACAAGCGCACACGAGGAGTATGGCGCGATCAGGGCTCGCGCCGAGAACGGCTTTACGACTGCGGCCGTGGTCGCGACGGGCGGCCTACGGATCGACCTGGACCGTCTGCTCGTCTTCGTCGACGGCCGCGAGATCACCCTGACGGGGACCGAGACGCGCTTGATGGTGCTGTTAGCCAGGCGGCTCGACGCGATCGTGACCCACGACGAGATCGCGGTGATCGTCTGGGGACCAGGAGCGGTCGACATGCCGCGGCCGCTCTGGACGCACGCGATCAACGTGAACTTGAGCCGTTTACGCCGGCGGCTCCACCCGTGGGAGGGTCTGGTCGGGACGCAGATCGGACTCGGCTACCGTCTGCGCGCCGTCGACACACGCAGCGCGCCGCCGCCGTATCGACCGCTCAACTACCGCGCATCGAGCTGCGGCTGGGCGATCGAGTGGGAGCGGTGCCGGACCTGCGGGACGACCGAGAGCCCGCACAGCGGCCTCGGCGACTGCCAGCGCTGCGCCGACAAGCGACGGCGCAAGGCCGCGAAGTCGGGACGAGGATGACGCTCGATCAGCGTGCCGATGCACCGCTCGGGCGTTGCGGCGACCCTGACTGCGGGCTGGAGTGGCTGCTCGATCCGGCCGGCCCCGACGACCCCGACTGGATCGCTCGCATCCGCGCCGAGCTCGCGGCGGCCCCGAGCCTGGTCGGCCGCAATGCCTACACGCACCCGCGCTGGCGGCCACAGAAGGAGACAGCAGCATGACGACCGAGATCGACCTCGCCCGCCGGGACGATGGGACATTCGCGCTGACACCCGCACAGGGGCGCGCGGCCGACGAGGCCGTCCAGTCGCTCGTCCTGCATAACGACGTGGCTCGGCTGACGCCCGCTCAGCGGGTCGGCTGGTTCCTGCGCCGGTGCGTCGACGCTGGCCTCTCGCCGTACTCGACGCCGTTCGACTTCCTGACGCTCGACGGCAAGGTCGTCGCCTACCCGAACGCGCGCTGTGCCGAGCAGCTCCGGCGCCTTCATCAGATCAGTATCAAAGTGATCCGCCGCGAGGACGTCGGCGACCTGCACGTCGTCGAGGTCGAGGCACGCACGCCGTCCGGGCGGACCGACATCGCCTCGAAGTGGGTGCCGATCGTCGGGTCCAGCCGCGACGGCAAGCAGTACCCGCTCCGAGGCCAGAAGCTCGCCGACGCCTACGCGAAGGCCGAGACGGGCGCGAAGCGGCGCGTCACGTTCAGCCTGGGCGGGCTCGGCGGCATGCCGGACCTGGAGGACACGGCCGGCGCTCGGCGCGTCTACCTGGACGCCGACGGGAACATCCTCGAGCACCCGAGCGAGGAGCAGCGGTACTTGATCGAGCACCCGAGAGCCGCCAGGGCGGCCGGCTACCGGACGCTCGCCGACGGCGACATCGGCGCAGCCCCGCTGCCTGGCATCGACCAGACGCCGCGCCCCGAGGACCTGGCGCCGCCGACGCGGCCCGACGGCCCGCGGCCGACGTTCAAGCGCGATCGGAAGCAGGTGGAGCGATGGCTGGGCGCGTGGCACGGCATCGTCAAGGACACGCCGTACGAGGACGACGACGAGCGTCACAAGTGGTTTCGGCAGTGGACGGCCCAGCTCGACTGGCCGCATGCAAAGCAAACGGATAGCTCGAAGGAATTTTTCGAGCGGTGTAGCGACGAGGAGGCCGCCGATCTCCTGGCGCAGATCCGTTTCGTGAAGGAGCAGGATCGCGCGGCCAAGCTGGCCGACGCGACGAACGCGGCGGATGACGACGACGACGAGGAACGGCCGTTCTGATGTGTCCGTGGGCACGGTTCGACGACGAATTCCCGGATCATCCGAAGGTCTTGGCGGCGGGGCCGCTGGCGGCGTGGCTGCACGTCTGCGCGATCTGCTACGCCTGCCGGTACCTGACCGACGGGTTCATCCCGCACGGGCAGGTCCGGCGGCTCGCGGATGTCGAGGACCCGACGCTGCTGGTCGGGCGGCTGGTCTCGAGCGGGCTCTGGGAGGTTGTGCCGGGCGGCTACCGCGTCCACGACTTTCTGGAGTACCAGCCGGCCAAGGCGGGCGTTGAGCACGAGCGCGAGCTCACGAAGAAGCGGACGGCCGAGTGGCGTGCGCGTCAGGAGTCCAAACGTAACGGCGTCCGGGACGACGTCCGGGACGCTGTTGGTGACGCCGTCACGCACGGCGTCCGGAACGGCATACGTACGGGTGCCCCGGCCCGGCCCGGCCCGGCCCATCCCGGCCCGTATCCCGGACCGGCCCGGACCGGTGTCCTCCACCCTAACCCGCCTCCGGGCGCGGAGGCGGGAATCTTCCCGCTGGACGTGATCGAGCGGCTGTCACGTTTGCCGACGAACCTCAACGCCGAGGCGTTCCACCAGGCCACGGCGGCGGCGCTCGTTGCCCTGGGCTTCGACTGCGAGGTCGAGGTGACGGTCGCAGATCGTGGTGACGGTCACGCAGGGCGCCTGGACCTTGTGGCCGAGCGCGATGGGCTCCGCATCGCCCTCGAGCTCGACGACCGCACGCCTAGGGCGAAGTCCCTTGCGAAGCTGGCCGGGGCGTTGGACTGTCAGCTCCGGGCCGTGGTGCTCCGCTGCCCGGCGGATGGGCCGTTGCCAGACGTGGGCAGGTCGCTGGTCGTGATTGGCGCTGGACGATGGGATCAACGGGCTCAGCGCAGCTCAGAGGGTGAGACGGAGCCGAGCCTGACGCCGGCGACGGACGACGATGTAGCGCTCTGGGAGCGGGCCAGGGACGTGCTGACGCTGGGCTGGCTCCCCTCGAACGTCGAGAAGGTCCGGGCGTTCGAGGTGCTCGGCCGCGGCGCTGACGGCGGGCTGCGGCTTCGCGCTCCGCCGTGGGCACGGGACGCGGTCTCGCCGCATCAGGTCCGAGCGGCGCTCATCAACGCCGGCGACGCGGCTGGGAAGCACGCGCAGATCGTGACGGGGTAGGTGTGTATGACCGATCGACCACGCGAGCACAGCAGGCATATCAAGGTCCGCGATGTCTCCTGGGAAGAAATCGTCTTTCCCGACGACCGGAAGTACCTGGAGATCGTATGCAAAGACTATCTCCCGCACTGGGACATCCGACCCCTAGAGCACTGGTGTGAGTGCGGCTCACATCTGGCGTTCCTCCGCGCTGAAGCCTGGATGAACCAGCCGGAGCGGTGCTGCTGCGGTGGGTGCCGGGTGCCGGTGCTGGTGGTGATCGGCACTTGCGGCGGCTGGGCGATCAGTGATGATCCGGACTGGGACCCATGTCCATATATCGGCGAGGAGGTCGCCTGCTCCTGGGAGGGCGATGACACGGACGAGGGCGCTCGCGTGCGGCTGTTTTTCGAGCCGGTGCCGGTGGAGGCGTGAGGATGAAAGCTCATCCTGCCGCCGATCTGTTCCCGATGCTCGACGACGCTCGATTGACGGAGCTCGCCGAGGACATCAAGGCGCGCGGGCTACTCGATCCGATCGTGCTGCACGACGGCATGATCCTCGACGGGCGCAACCGCGACGGTGCGTGCGAGAAAGCCGGCGTCGCACCGCGCTACGTCGAGTGGGATGGCAAGGGCGGCTCGCCGGTCCTGTTCGTCCTCTCGCGCAACCTCCAGCGCCGTGATCTGACGCCGTCGCAGCGCGCGGTGATCGGCGCCGCTGGGCTGGAGATGGACGAGGCCGAGGGCCGCGCGCGCAAGGCCGAAGCCGGGCGCAGCGCGGCTCCTGGAAAGCCTGCTGACCAGGAGAAACATGTGGCCCCGGGGCCACATGTTTCTCCTGGTCACGAGTCAGCGTCATCCGCGTCGCAGTCGTCGCCGGGGGAGAAGAAACGAGGTCCGCTGTCGCGTGACAAGGCAGCGGCGAAAGTGGGCGCGAGCGGTCGTCAGGTGGCTCGCGCGAAGCGTGTCAAGCAGGCCGACGCGACGCTGTTCGAGGCCGTCCGCCTCGGCGAGCGGACGCTGAAGTCGGCCGAGCACGAGGTCCGTCAGCGCGAGAAGCAGGAGCAGGCGGAGCGGCGGATCGCGGAGACGCCGCGCGTGGACGTGCGCCTGCTCGCCGGCGACGCGACGGCGCTGCCGCTCGCGGCTGGCTCCGTGGACGTCATCCTCACGTCGCCTCCGTACGGGTTGGACAAGCCCTACCTCGGCCAGACGGACCTCGCGGTCGGCTGGGAGACGTTCATGACGGATTGGCTCCGCGAGGCGTACCGCGTGGCTCGCGCGCCCGGTCGGCTGATCCTGAACGTCCCGATGGATACCGCGAAGGGCTACCGCCCGACCTGGCCGCAGGCATGCGCGGCAGCGCAGTCGGCCGGCTGGACCTATCGCTCGATCATCCTCTGGGACAAGATGAACTCGACGAAGGGCAATCGCGGGCTCGGGTCTGAGAACTCGGCCGATGCGCCGTATCCGGTCGTCGAGGTCGAGGCCGTCGGCCTGTTCTCGAAAGGCGACTGGAAGCTCGGCGACGACCGTCCGTCGGATATCAAGCCCGACGAGTGGCAGGCGTGGGGCAATGGGCTCTGGCAGCTTCCGGGCGAGTCTCGCGGCTGGGAGGGCCACCCGGCACCGTTCCCTGAGGCGCTCGTACGGCGCCTGCTGATCTACCTGACGCGCGTCGGGGATACCGTGCTCGACCCGTTCTCTGGTAGCGGCACGACGGCGCTTGTCGCGCGCCGCCTGAAGCGCGAGCCCATCGGCGTCGATCGCAGTCTGGAGTACGTCGCGTCCGCAGTGCGGCGGATCGCGGCCGACGACGACCGGAGGTCATGTGAGGGCGTTACCCAAGAGCGCGCTGGTGCTGACCTACCTGCAAGTCCATCTCGGCAAGACCGTGGCGAATGATGACCTCCGCCGTGTGTCGGGGCTTGACGACGTGCCGCGCACGATTCGGCAGCTCCGCGCCGAGGGCTGGCCGATCGACGTGGACGGCAAGGGTGGCGTTCGTCTGCGGCGCGAGGAGCGCGGCGACCCGCGCGGCGATGGCCGCGCCGTGCCGGCCAGGATGCGCGTCGCCGTCCTAGAGCGCGACGGAGGGCATTGCCGTCTTTGCGGGATCGGCGCAGGCGAGATCAACCTCGACGGACGGCCGACGCGACTGGAGGCCGATCACATCATTCCGAGGCATGAGGGCGGCCCGACGGAGATGGACAATCTCCGCGCGCTCTGCCACGTCTGCAATCACGACAAACAGGCCGCGTGCCTGACACCAGAGAAGGAGTCTTGATGCGACCACTGATGCTCGGCGTCTTGCTTGCGTTCTTGCCGGCCGAGCGCACCGCCGACGCCGCGCCCTGGTGCGGGATGGCGACCACGACTGGGTACGTGAGGACCGACTATGGCCCCCACGCTCGGACATTCGATGGCACGTCGATTCTGACGCCAGAGCCAATCGCGGCGGCGAGCTGGGACGTGGCGCTGGGCGCCATCGCGGAGATCGACGGGATCGGGTCGTTCCGAATCGCGGACCGTGGCGGCGGCCTGGGCAACGGTAGCCCGCGCCCGTGGGTCGACGTGGCTGTCTGGGATAGAGCGACCGCGTATGCCCTGACGGGTGTCAGACGGGTCTGTTTTCGGAGGCCGATCCCGTGACCATGATGGATGAGCGGATCGAAGCCGCGTTCGCGGACGAATACGAGCGCCTCAAGCACGAGGGCATCGACCGACTGCTCGAGCGGCGTCTCGACCTGCTGCTCTACGCGGTCTATCGCCGAGGCTAC